TACAATATTCTCAGAAAAGCATTCCCAAATGCGTTTACTCGCTATGGGATACAGAGGTGCGTAGTTCACCCCAGGAGAATTAATCTCTCAAAGTGAAAGTGAAGGGAATTTCTGAAATGAAATTTAGTCTGTCTATATTTGACTATACTTTTACTAACTATTGCCAGCAAAATCAAGTACAAGGGAGCCTAGGTTCATGGTTATAGCAAAAGGCAGAAGGCAGAGGGCAGTTCGGCAAAGCCGTTGCCGCAGGCTAGGCAGAGGGGAAGAGATTGACAGGTCAAGGTTTCAGCATTTGGGGTTGTCCTAACCACCCTGGCGGTTGCTATATGTCTAGCTACACTAGTCCTGTTGACCATTTTTTGAATTTTGAATTGTTTTGACCGATACACCAGCTTGATGGTGCTGCGGAGTCCCACCTCGTGCAGCTTCTCCTTTATTTTAGTCTTTTTAGTATATGGCTGATTTGTTACAATTCCCCAGGCTGACATTCAGTAAGCGCAAGACCTGGTTTTAATAAGAAAGCTGACCTTCTGGGAGGGTCAGCTTTTGGGCTTTAATTAGTTTCCCCAGCGAGTGGGAACTCCACGGAGACCAGGATATTGAGGGAGAAACTTGCTAGTTTCCATTCAAATAGTTTCCCCAGCGAGTGGGGAGACAATGGATTTTGTCTGGGAAGAGGAGCAGCCAAGATTGTTTCCATTCAATTAGTTTCCCCAGCGAGTGGGGAGAGGACTGGCATTAGCCTTCGGTAGCATTGCTACCATGTTTCCATTCAATTAGTTTCCCCAGCTAGTGGGGAGTGCTCCATTTTAAACCCTTACCCAGTAAGGAGTCTAGAGGCGGTTTGCGTTAGCGAAGCGAGACGTTAGTCTGGTTCAGCGATTTTGTTACTACAAAGTACTCGACACACCCCATTAAAAATGGCTGAAATCATTACAGGACAAGGGAGCGTTAGCGAAGCGGGACGTTAGTCCGGTTCAGAACGAAGGAATGAGCATTTCAGCGATTTTCGGAGAACGTCGCATAATGTTACTTTGCTATTGGTAAAGCACATCCAGCATTAGCAATGGAAAGCCTGCTAACCCTTGTCAAAGCTATATACTATCTGGTTTTGAGGGCAATTTACCAACCCTCATCTACACACCTCGCCAAATCGCTGAAACCCGCATTCTTTCGTTGAGGTGTGTCGATGCCTTGCTACGAGAGGATTTGAGGGGTGTATTTTTGGCGAATTTTGACAGAATGTACTGCTATAATTGGAGGTGTGTCGATTTGGCGGCTGAAACCCTTACGGGGCAAGGCTCCCTCAACGACCTCTTCCCACTTGCTGGGAAAACTACTTGAATGGAAACAAGTGTCGATAATACTCATTGATATCACGACGATATGCTTCCCACTCGCTGGGAAATTAACTGAATAGAGAACGAAGTTTTTCTCTCATCTAGCCTCCAGCATCTCAGCTAGAGGCTATTTTGATGTAAGATTGCCAACAGTATTTGCGATCAGCTTCGCTGGTGCTGAAAGCAATCGCAATTAACCAATTATCAATTTAATCATCAAGATACCTTGCCAGCGCTCCCATTACCTGGGGCTTGAGGGCGTTGTTGGCAAAAAGCTTTTTGAGTATACGGAGAGTGGGGGAGCTTATCAACTTCTCCTGTTCCTTTAACTCTTGACCAAATGGCAGCAAATCAGCAGGGCTAGTTTTTTCCCCAGCAAAGCCATTAAATAAACCAGACCAACCAATAGCCTGGGTATAGGCAGCTAAGTTAGCCTCATGCCGCTTCTCTTTCTCGAAAAACTCCAAACATTCCAAAATCAACCAATCCGGTTGTTCTAAGAAGGACTCCCAACTAGAGAATCGGGGGTCTGGGATGCGGTAAGATTGGATGCGCCAGAAGAGTTGCCCCCATTCAATTGCTTTTGCTTCCTGGATTTCTTCCCAGTTAATGTCCCCTGTTCCTTTCCCTCCAATTCTGGTGATTCAGCAAGCAAAGGAGTTTCTGGGAGTCGGGCTTTTTCCCGTTGGTAGAACTCATAAATTAGCTCAATCAAGTTCTCATCGAGGTCGTTAGTTTGTTCCCATGTCCACTCAGGAGCACCGACAAATTCCCCCTTAGTGGTGGGATTATACAAAAAACCGATAGTATCAGCAGCTAAACTCTCGCTAATTGGTGCAACCGATAAAGTTTCTGCTCCTATATCGTGATTACCAACAGCAGTAGCCAAACAAGAACCAAATTTAATCACAGCCCCTTCTTTAATATAAGAAGATGCAGACGCGATCGCTAACTCAGTTGTATCAAGTTTTGCTGCTTTTACTAATAGAACCGGATAAGCCACTCGTCTGGAGATAAATACTGTGGCAACTACCGCCTTCAGCTTATTAGCCGGAATTCGCAAGGATACAAGCTGCTCCATTTCTTCCGGGTATTGCAGCAAAATGTTTTGCTCATCTTCTGCTTGAGTAGCAACTTCATCTTCTTGAGGAAAAATCAGGGACATGGCATAATCCCTGTTAACTCCTTTGTCTTCACATATTTTTCTCGCCAAGCGGTCAAGTACTACCTGACCCTGCATCTGCTTGATTTCATACTCATCAATTTCCATCCGTTCACCAGATACACAATGGTGACGCTTTTGAAGATAAATATAACCTGTTTCCTCAGACCCGATGGGTACTATTGAAGGCTGTTTCTGTTTGAGAAGTGGAATTTGCATCTAACTCAATTGGGTATAAATCATTGGGGTGGCTGAAGGTAATTGGGTTGCTCACCAAAGCTACGGCTTCAGGTACTTGGATACGGTAAGTTTGGTTACCATCGCTGACTTCTATTGCTCCTTTCAGACCCCCCATAAAGTAAGCCAACCCACAGAAGAGAAAGCCTGGTTGAGGTGTGACTCCAATTAATACTGCCAACACCCCGGTTTTGTCTGTCAGCAATTCCAACATTAAGCAGTTAGATCAAGTTAGGTTGAATACTTACACTTTGGTTGCAAGAAGGCAGAAGGCAGAAGGCAGAGGGCAGAAGGGCAGAAGGGAATTATAGGTGATTATCTGAACTTGATATTAGGCTCAATTCTTGTGAAACCTCTCCCCCAACCCCTCTCCTACCAGGAGAGGGGAGTATTCCCCCTTCCGTGAACAAAAATCTTCATCCTCTGCCATCCCTCCTCTTAGGGGGGATAGAGGGGGGTGGGAAGGGGGTTAGGGGGTTAGGTCAGTTAATTTTGTCCACCTACTTAAGCAGTGCGAGGAATACGAAGATTGGTCAGAAATGCATCCATATCCACTTGGGCTGAACCGGTGACAGGGGCTAGAGTAATAGTTTGGCTGGCATTCTCCGCTGTTCCTGGTGTATTAGCCAAAGACCCATCGTAGGTATAAAGTGCTACATTCATACTGAAGCTATTAGCCAGTTTTGCATGAGTCACCTTGAGGGCATAAACCGTAGCTTGCGAGATGGCTGGAGGGTCAAAACTTAGTGCCACTGTACCCGCTGCATTGGCAGGCTGGGAAAGTTCCAAGGACAATCCATCCGTGGCGACAGACACCACCGTGGTCGAAGCTTGAATCCCGGTTCCTGTTACCGGATCTCCTACCTTAACCCCTGCATCATTAAAATTGTTGGTAGTTGTGACTGCTGTGCCTCCGTTAACAGTAGTGCAGTCAGCAACGGTAAATAAAGGCGGGTTGATCAAAGCAGTGGGGTCAAAAGTTAGTGTGTTTGTACCACTAGCAGTAGCTGCTTGGGATAATTCCAAGGACAAACCGTCACCAGCGATGGAAGCTACAGTAGTTGATGGAGCAATTCCAGTACCGGAAACCGGTACTCCCACCTCAACTCCTGCCGTGGTGAAGTTATTGGTGCTAGTGACTTTTGTCCCGGTATTGGTGGTTTCACTATCATCCACCGTAAAACTTGGGGTATCAAAGGTTAGGGTTACTGTCCCACTAGCATTAGCCGCCTGGGATAATTCCAAAGACAAACCGTCACCGGCAATGGAAGCTACTGTTGTTGATGCAGGAATACCGGTTCCCGTGACTACATCCCCAACTCTTACCCCTGCTGTAGCGAAGTTATTGGTGGTGGTAACAGTGGTATTGGTATCCGTTGTCGTCGCATCAGCAACGGTAAACGAGGGTGGATCAAAGGTCAAAGTCACCGTACCCACCGCTGTTGCCCCTTGGGATAACTCTAACGACAAGCCATCCCCAGCAACTGACAATACTGTGGTTGAAGCTGGTATACCTGTACCAGTAACTACATCCCCTGCTTGCACTCCAGCAGAGGTAAAGTTATTAACTGACCTCACAGTTGTACTGATAGTGGTAGTACAATTAGCAACAGTAAAAGAGGCTGGATCTTGACCCCCAAAGTTAATGGGAATAAAGAAAGATTCCTCACTACTGGTATCGGTTTCCACGATAGTGCCGGGAACGAGAACCGCATCCACCTCATTGGTAGTAGTTGCTTTTGGTCTTGTAAGTTCTAATGTTATCATAGTTTCAATTAAAAAGGAGATAAGCGAACAAAAGAAGCTCCTTGAGCTTGTAACTGGAAGGAGTATTTTTTAACCTCGTTTTGGTTACCACCAGATTCTGAGTAATTCTTAATTTTGGCCGCTGCTCTACGAACTTCACCATCCGGTGTGGTGCAATTAAAGTAGACTTCCCGACCAAAGAAAGCGTCATCTTCAGCAACTTTCTTAACTATATTCCCTAAAGCTCGATCACCAGGGATTTGAATACCACTAACATCCCAAGTTTTATCAGAGCGAACCAAAGCGCTTTCCATGCCAATCCCAGATTGCAGATTGGTGGTATCCACCTCTTGGGGCTGAGTTTGATAAGAAAACTCTTGAATCCCAAAAAGGGGCTCTAATCCAGAAATAAGCGGTGCTACAGCTCCCGCTGACAAGGTTTCCGTCAAAGGGCTGATCTGAACTTGAACTGTACCTGAGACGCTAGCATCTTCAATGATTAAAACATGCTTCCGAACTGTTCCATCTAGAAAAGATAATCCTGTACCTGCTTTGATAGTTACCAGTTCAGCCGAGGTTAAAGAAAGAGTAGTATCTTCAATAATACCCGCTGCGGCAATCGTCAGATTAACGGAACTAACCACTCTACTATTGGCAGGCAATAGCATTAATTCCAAGGTTGTGTTTTTGAGCTGAGTTTCCCCTGTTGGTCTTGGCATTAATCAAACTCCATTAAAAACAATTGGGTCAAAGATTAATATTCTGGCTTGCTCATAAGTTTGTTCAGTTATCGGCAGATAGCTATATCTTTTGACTGGGAAATGTTGAAAAACCTTGTTCAATGCTTGAAGCAAGCTATTTTTTTTATCAAAATTGGTCAAAGTAACGATATAATCTCGATGGTGCAATCTCTGTCCTGCATTCAGTAACTCTAGGGAACCTTCAGAGACACGCTGAATAATACATTGCAAACCTTCTGGCATTCCCGGTGGTTCAGGAGGAGTTACCCAAATCGCTGGAATACCCCCTGGATATTTCCCCAAATCAGAAGCGAGAATATCTGCTAGCCGCGATCGCAAGTATAGTAGTTCCATCAGGTATAGTGCTTTGCGCAGGTGTTAGGTTTTAGGTGTTAGGTTTTAGGTGTTAGGTTTTAGGCACAATTACTGGTAAAACCTCTCCCCCAACCCCTCTCCTACTAGGAGAGGGGAGTATTCCCCCTTCCCTTGCAGGGAAGGGGGTTAGGGGGTTAGGTCTCTTTTTATAGTTAATTTTGTCCACCTACTTAAATAAAGCTATTTGGTGATTATTCCCCTCTCTATCAATCTGTAAACCCACCACCACTCTTTGCGATAAACCTCACCTCATAGGAATCCCGTAACTTACCAGTGTCCACAATATTACGGGGACTATCCGCTATTTCCCCTGTAGACCTAACAGTGATCCGGTCCCACTCCCATATCGGAGAAGTAATGGCATCCTGCATAACTCCACCAAACTCCATAGCAGTGGCCTTAAATGCTTTTGCGAGGCTACCAAGTTTTTGATAGTGAAAAATAAACTGGCGAGGATGGTCATACTCCTCTGTTGCTACAGTTGTCCAGGGTCTAGCGGGAAGTATGCGACCACTGCGTAATGTTGCCCCCTCGTGGACTTGTGCGGCATAAGGCGCTGACCAAGAATATTGAGCCGTAGGCAACACAAGCTTGGCATAGGAAGCAGACCAAGAATATTGACCCATTGTCGAGTCAATTTTCAGCTTGCCGTTGGCCATTGGCGTTTTCCAGTCCAGCTTCCAACTCATCCTAACCTCGCATTCTGCATATAACCTTCAATAGGGTGACCGAGTAACTGTGTAACCAGGGCATATTTAGAAGGAACAGTTGCCAAAAGCAAAAAATCTCCTTTTAACTTGCTACCGGATACGGGGTCTGTGATTTCGATGGTTCCTGTACCTCCTCTAAGCAACTGTGGTGGCAGGGTTTGGGGATTTATGGCACGTCCCTGGAGAAAAACATCAGTAGGGTTAACTCCTGGTATCTCATCCTGGGTTGAGCCTGGTGTTTTCCCTTGAGGCAAACGATTGAGAGATGCCTGGATTTTGAGTTCAGTGGTTGCTAAAACTGGGTTCCCTGTTTCAGGGTCAGATATTTGTGTCTGACTTACCACAGGAAACCTCAATTCAGCGTTTGACCCAAGTATCATAAATCAAGTATCTGGTAAATCTTGCTAGAATATTGGGTGTTGTTCGATTATTGAATTCATTTTTTGAACAAAGGCGCAATCATTCAAGACCTAAGGGAAGAGAAGGGATTAAGTCGCGATGAGGTGGTTAGGCGCAATCCCTATTGGAGTTATCAAGCTTGGGGAAGACTCGAAAGAGGGGAAAGACAACTTGCTGTTGATGAGATAGAAGAGGTTGCGATCGCTCTTAGTATCTCAAATAAGGAGTTACTTGAAAAACTGGGGTTACTTGATTGAAGTAATTAAGTATCAGACTAAGCCTTCTAACTTAATTGGTAATGGTGGTGAGAAGGATAGGGATTGTTTCCTGGGGTATACCCGACAGATGCACGGTAGTAAGGCTATTTTTGTTGATGGGTTATTCCGTGAGTATTTCCGCGAGTTGGAGAAGGAACCTGAAGATTTTATTGGTTCTGATGATGAAGAGGTTGATGGTAATGCTGCTCATCTGCTTTTTGAGTGGAAGCGCAGGGAGAAGAAGTATAGGGTGATTTCAATGGAAACAGTTAGCATGATTCAACTACTTTTGGCAAAATTATTAATAAATTCTTTATTATTTTGTTGCATATTGACACTTTATGGTATTTGTGTGTTATTATAAAATCAACCACAGTTATGTATTGACGCAAAAGTGTGTTCGGGGTAAGCTATAAAATATCCCGAACAGATTTGCGCATCTAAAAATAGCGTTAGTACATAACTGTGGTTGGTTTTGGCTTGCGCTATTCAGGTCGCTTCGTTGGATGGGATGAGTCAAAACTAGTTAGGAGGTTCTTTGTATGGAAGAGTTAGCCATTGTGCTTGCACTGGTAGCTCTTGTGAAAGCGCTTGAGAAAATACTGAAGGCTTAATAACCTTCCTTGGAGTGGATCGCCTAGGCGGTTCACTCCTTCAATTCTTTGTTATAGAATTAGTAATTAAATAACGACATAATCCTAGTATGTTTTAAAAATAGTAAATGTACTTAGCTATTCCTGGATAAGAGACAGATTCTTAGGATTGGCTTTCAACTTATATCATGTCCGTCTAATCGCTTACGATCACAATTCTCCGCGTCCCCGCGTCCCCGCGTCCCCGCGTCTCCGTGTCAGCCTTAATGATAAGTATTCAACCGGACATGACATTATTCCCCCTATGGCAACCCTAGAATTCCCCATCCTAATTGAAGGCGCTAGACAATCCTTCCAAATAGAGTCATCATTGGGAAATTTAGGGGATGGCTTTGACCAACTAAGCCTACCTTGTGGTCGTGTTATCAACGAATCCTGGGAATTATCTACCCCAGCAATCTCCACAGGGGAGAAAAATGAGTTAATCGAGAAATTGCGATCGCTTTCCGGTGCTTCCTCCTTTCAATGGCGTTTCTTGCCAGAGGATGACTACGAAAATTATCTGTGTGACAATTGGAGGGAACAACCCCTAGGACAGGACTTATGGGGAATCAACATAACCATCCAACGCACTGACCACTGGGTAATTGATGAATGCCTACTACGTCCAGTAGATGAAGTTACTGACCATCCCCTAATCCCCATCAACCTCTACTACAGCTCAAATCAATCATTCCAAGCCAAATACTTAGGCCCTCGCCTTGCCGGTGGAGTTGACCATCGTAGCAGCTTTGGTATGAACGCTACCACCAATAGTTGGTCTATCAAAGCGCCACTGAATACAGATGCATCGAGGGAATTACTAACATTTCTAAAGGATAGATGCGGTAGCAGCTTTGAATTTAGATTAGTTCCCCACCAGCCTGGTAAAATTTACCATTGTCTTTCCTGGCAAAGAAAGTATCTCGGTAACGGATGGTGGGAATGGTCAGCAGAATTTAAACGCAATGTCCAGCCATTCCGCAAGTCAGATGTTTTGCTGATTAAGGAGCTATTCGATTTTTATAGCAATCGCAACGAGATTATTGCGGTAATCAACGCTACGTTTGCCGACTTAGACGAGAAGCTAGATGGTTCCCTTAACTGGCTGACAACTTACACCCGTGACGAATATCCCCTTATTCTCAACTCCCAGTACTTACTGGTCAATTCCTTCCACACAGTATTAGGACGCGGTGGGTATTTTCCTCCATCCGCTGGCCCCACTGAAGCCCAAGCCGTGATTAGTCGTGCCTGCTGTGTTGCCTATCAAGCTACGGGCAATCAAGCATGGCTCAACTTGGCTATTGCCACAGGAGATGCACTACTGGCCTATTTTTACGTTGTTCCCATTACTTCCGGATGGACTACCGCTGATGGCATTAGAGTTCCCCATTGGTTAATCAATATCAAAGCCCCGTTTGTTGCCAAAGGAGCGATCGCAGAAGATCCTCTTAATATGGGGCATTTTGATCTAATACTGGACTTTGTTAATGGAATTGCCCAAATTCCTGCTGGCCATCCCCATTGGGGAGACTTGGTAGCCAATGTTTACCGCGTCTATCCCGCCACGGACAAACTGCTGTGGCAGAATGTTTTTGCTCAGCCAATTGGGGGATTTAGTTATCCTCTCGACTACTGGGTAACTAATGTCATGCTGGAAGGCATTGTTTCTCGCCAATATGGAGATTCGGAATCCCCAGGAGGAAGAGTCCCTACTCCTACCAATGAACCCACAGGGACTATCGTCTTGGCAACACCTTTTACAGGACAAGCCAAGGTAGTATACTCTACTTACTCTGGTGGAGTTATCTACGTTAACGAACTGTTTGAGCCCTATCCCATGTGGCGGCGACTAAGAGTAGGGGAGGCGCTAGCAGCTATCGATGTGTTCCCTTGGTCAGCAGATGCTTACACCCTGTTGTACCAACTAACGGGAGCCTCACGTTTCCTCGATGCCTACAACGCCACAGTTTATAGCGAAGTTATCGCCGCTACGGTTATTAACCCATCCTCTTGGTACAAAAAAGAAGATTCTCCCAATCCTTTCTCCTACCCTGGCTCCCAAGTTATCCCAGTCCCCGATACTCGTGCCTACACTGCTTCACGAGTAGCCCTAGGAGACAAACTCAATTGGTTACAAGTTGATGTAGGGGCAGATGCCAATCCTTACCCTTCCATTGAAGTACAAAACTTTGCTGTAGCAGTATACATGGCGCGTGAGTCTACAGTCTATGTGGAGGCAGCGGGCAGTGAGGCCACGGAATTAGAGGTAGTACTTTCGCTATCTAAAGACCCGTTTGATTTTAGCCTTTACTATATCGCTCGATTACCGGTTCCTGGATTAGGAATACCCATAGGTCGTATTTTTGTCCCACAGGAATTCTTGTTATGGGATACAACGAAAACCTCGTGGCATCCTTATATAGCTGATAACCCTATCTATACTTATCAAGGAGGTAGAAGTAGCGTTGCGATCGCGAGAATTAGTGACATCATTGAAGGTATCCCTAGGCAGGTGTGGAAAATTGACGTTGAGGGGTATGTTAGTCAAGGTTATGCAGGAGCCGGGTTAGTCTTGATTGGGGCTGTGACCAAGTTCCCCCTAAGGCTTTACCTCAAGCATGTTGGCAATGACACTAGTGCCTGGATAGCAGTAACCGTCAATGGTATTAAGTACCATCGGGTACTTGAGAAAGCTGATTGGCAAGAAGTAGTATTACCTGCGGTTGTGTTTGAAGATCTCGACAATGACTTAGCCACACCAGCCGGTGATGTAATTACCCATATTGAGATCGAAGCAGCATTTGGGCTAACTAGCACCTGGATTTGGTGGGTAAGCGCTGCTCCCAATGAGTTGCCTGTGCCAGTGCAAACCTACAAAGCAACCTTGGTTTCTAGAATTAAGACTGCCCATACTTTTTGGTGTGGAGATTTTACTGCGATCAATTCCCCTTCTGAGCAACTGAAATATTCCCCAATCGGAGACACCTGCAAAGACTGACCAAAAATCTTAGGGCGCAAGCCCCTGAATTCTATTCATGGGGATAAGCCCGTGGGGAATTTATTCCCCGTGCAAATTTTTCTATCAAATTGCTAATACTAATATCACGCTGATCTGCTTATTTATTCATGTTTTACCAAGCAGTATATGTTAATATTACTATTACTTTTAATTTATTTTTATCATGTAGAATATGTACATTTTTTAATTTTTTGATTGTATTTTTTTTGCACAGTATATACTATCTTTAGTAGATAAAATTAAGGAGGTGATGAAAAAAGTGTTGGTACTGGAATATAAAGCTGTGGTCAAAAAAACACAAGCAATTGCTATCGAGGAAGCTATCCGTACTTCTCAGTTTGTCAGAAACAAAGTTTTGAGGTACTGGATGGATAACCATGGCATTGGCAAAAAAGAACTTTATCAGTACAACACTCAACTCCGAGCAGAATACAGTTTTGTCAAAGAACTCAACTCCCATGCTTGCCAAGCATCAGTAGAGAACGTAGAACGCGCAATTCAACGATTTTTTGCTAATTGCAAGTCCAACAAACCTGGCCCTAAGGGATATCCAAAGTTTAAAAAACATACCCGTTCTGTTGAGTATAAACAGTCGGGCTGGAAGCTTCACCCTACCAAGCGTCGAATTAATTTTCTAGACAAAAAGGGTATTGGTGAGCTGAAGCTACTAGGGAAGTGGGACATACATACATTTGATGTCAGGCTGATTAAGCGAGTCCGGATTGTACGCCGTGCTGATGGCTATTATGTTCAGTTTTGTGTCAAAGTTGAGCATCAATCAATAGCCCCAATAAGCCATGCACAAGTTGGTATCGATGTCGGACTTGAATACTTCTACTCAGATAGCAACGGTCACCATGAGGAGAATCCCAGGTTTTTACGTCAAGCTGAACAGGACATCAAACGTTCCCAGCGCAATATCTACAAGAAGAAGAAAGGTTCATCTGGCAGAAGAAAAGCTCGTGGGATTTATGCCCGCAAGCATTTGAGAGTAACAAGAAAGAGGAATGAACACGCTAAAAAATTAGCGCGTAACTTATGCATAGCTAACGCTAAGGTTGTCTTGGAAGACTTAAATGTAAGCGGACTGGTAAAGAATCACAAGCTAGCCAAGAGTATTGTTGATGCATCTTGGTATAACTTCCGTCAATGGCTCGAATACTTTGGTAAGAAATTTGGCACAGAAATAATTACAGTAGCGCCACACTTCACCAGTCAGGATTGTTCAAATTGTGGTGCAAGAGTTCAGAAATCTCTAAGTACTCGTACTCATTCTTGCCCAAAATGTGGACACATTGAACACAGGGATGTGAACGCTGCCAAAGTAATTTTAAGTCGTGT